GAACCAGATTACGGATCCCGGCGATCTACCGTTCCCTCACCTGTTCGTCGTGACCATCACGGACCCCGCCAACCCGAAAAGCGATGTCCTAGCGCGAATCAGTACGCCCACGGACATTCGCCAAGCTGATTCCGCAGCGCCCCTTTACGTCAAGGTTCTATCGACGGACTTGATCCGCATTAGCGCCGATTCCTTCGCGCGCATCGCGAATATCAATGACGTATCAAGGCTGCCCCGCGATCGCGTCGTAGCTGTCCGCCAGGGCGCTACGGACTATCTGACGACCACCGTGGCGCTCCTTTACGACAACGTAACCACCGCAGACGCTGCGGCTAAACAGATCCGCGACCGGCTGTCCGCGCTCGTATCGGAATGGCGCACGTTTAACACGGACTTCGCCACCAACCCGTATCAGGACTACAACCTACCGCAATCGGCCTCAAGCGTCGAGGCGGAGCGTACCGCGCTTTACGTCACGGCCCGTCAGGCGCGCATCGCGGCCGAAACAGAGCGGGATGCCGCGCAACAAGCCAAAGAAAAGTGTGAGCGCGATTGCGAGGCCGACAAAGTCATCTACGACTTTCTCGTGTACGACGTGGCGTTCCTGCAGCAGGCTCGCGCCGACGTCACCGCGCAAATCAACGACACTTACCTGTCCGGTTCCTACAGCATTTCCCCAGCGATCTTGACACCTGGGGGCCCCTTTGTGGTGTCCATCGCGACGTCGAGGACCCGGGACTACGTGCTCAAACAGGGCGCGTTCACGTCTAACGAGAATTCGTACGCGAATCTACTGACGAAGAAGCAGGCCGATCTCGCAGTCTACGCCCAGAGAGTAAGCGCCTGCGAGGTCAACTGCGCCCAGCTAGCAGCAGCTTTACTTGCCGCGCAACAAACAGTAGATGCGGCGACATCCGCAGAACGGGCAGCTCTGGCCCGCGTCATCGCGGTGTGTCCTACCTTCAATCCCAGCACGGTGTGAACATGTTCGATTTCTACAACGACCCCGGTCACGCAACGCTCCGCCACCTTCTTCAGCGTTCCCCTGGAGCCGCCGAGATGCTGAAGACGGCTGAGCTTGAAGACTTCAACAGCGAGCTTCCGGACTCGGCGTTTGCGTGGCAATCCAAACGCATGTACCCCGTCCATACGCCCGAGCACGCCGCGGTTTCGTTCTTGTACGCCAAGCACGCGTCGGATCGCACGCCCCGCGAAGTGCTTGGCTTCATCAGAGAAGCCCTGGACGTGTACGGGATCGAAGAGGAGGCCCTTGGTCAAGCCCAGGTCAAAGAGGCCGCCTATGCCCCGGATGATTGCATCTTCCCGGAACCTCGCGCCTATCCCGTACGAAATGCGGGAGAGGTCAAGGTCGCCGAAGAGCGCCTGCACGAGCAAGTGACGAAATTGTATCCCGAGACCCGAGCGGACGCGTTTACACGTTTAGCGAAAGCGGCGGCGTTTCACGGCGTAAAACTCCGCGCCGAGTCGTACAAGTTCGCAGGGCTGACTTACACGGATCGCCCGCGGCTCGTGGATTCCATCAAGGCCCGAGCCGCCGCAACGAAAGAAGCCTCTATTCAAGCGAAATACGCCGCGTTAGCGGCAGCGGTTGCCTCGGACCGCCGCGGCCTGCGGGGTCAGGCGGCACGTGTCAAGATCGCCGAAGCCATCGGCACGCTGGATGAACAAGCGGGGTTGGTAGGGCACTACGACCGACTGCTCGAAGATCCAATCGCCACAGTTTTCAACTCGACCAAGATAGCAGCCGCAGACGACATCGACCTTGGCGGCGGCCGCATGGTCTCGCCGTCGTCACTGGCCCGACTGCCCCCGTCGTTCTTCGGCGACCTTTTCGGTCAAGATATTGTCAAAGAAATCGCGCCGGCTGGGGCCGTTCAACCTGAAATGGTGAAACAAGTCGTCGACACTTTCCCGGCAGACATGAAGCAGCAACTGGCGAAGGCGCTGGTAAACGCTGGGATTCCGATGGCCCAGGTGTGATGTGTCCGCGAAATCCGTCCTTCAAGACCCCGCTGTAACCCCGTCGGTGGCATGGTCGGCCGTGAAAAAACTCATGGGTCCGACCGTCGGCGCCTGGGAACTTGAGTCGATTCGTATCGAGCTGGGGCGCAAATCGATCGCCACGTCCGACGAACTCATGGCGAAAGTTTTCGCCGCCATGACCATTGTCACAACGCGGACCTGGGTGTACGACCATGACGTCCTGTTCGCCTTCGCTTTGGCGTGCTCCGGCGTACCCGCGAACGCGGCGGACATTCACCACCCAACCCCTGAACAGCTCTGCTGGGCGATGTGCGAGATACGCGCGCTCACAGGGGCCAAGCTGGATGCGGACGAGGGGTTCGACCCTGACACCATCGACCCGGCGATTGCGGTGGTTCTACACGATGACGGCTATGTCCTGGCCCCGTGCGAACTTAACTTCGCCCAAGACAGTTTGAACAAGCTGAACGTTCATGGGCACGCGCAAGAGCTCATGTCCGAATTGGAAGAGGGCTGGGACGCGGTTTGTAAGATCCCAATAGCAGAACTAAAAAAGAAGCTGAGCCAGCTTGATGAAGAGCCGTTAGAGGTTCAGATTCAGCGACTAGGCGATTGCCGCCTTTACGTCGCCGAGCACGAACTTCTGCGAGCGAAACAGCATGCCGCTCTTGACGAGTGACGACGGCTCCGTCGTCACAAAGACCCGATCCGAGCTATCCCGCGCTCTCCTTCGAATCGACGGCAAGCCCGTCAACCTCGACGATTACCCGATGTTTCTCGCCATCTACGACGGCGGATACAAGCGGACGCTCCTCAAGACTTCTCGCCAGGTCGGCAAGTCTACGACACTGTCGAATTTCTCGATCGCAGAGTCGATCGCAGAGCCTCATTTCAAAACCTTCTTCATTTCGCCCTCACAGGAACAGACGCACAAGTTCTCCACCGAGCGTGTTGGAAAAACGATTACGTATTCGCCTCTGGTGAAGAAGCACTTCATTGTAGACTCAAATAGTAATCGCGTGATGGTCCGCTCATTCAAGCGAGGGTCCACCATCTACTTCAGCTACGCCGAGGACGACGCGGACCGTTGCCGTGGTGTGACTGCCGATCGCCTGTGTCTCGATGAGGTGCAGGACATCAACCTCGAAGCGGTGATCCCGGTGGTCAAGGAGACCATCGCGAACTCGGAGTACGCGTACGAGATGTACTGCGGAACACCGAAGACGATGGAGAACGGCATCGAGATCATGTGGAAGGCGTCCACTCGAAGCGAGTGGGCGATGAAGTGCGAAGGCTGTGCCCGTTACTCAGTGATCGTCAGCGAGAAGCAACTCGGGAAAGAGGGGCCTATCTGCACCAAGTGCGGCAAGACGCTGAATCCGCGCTACGGGGTGTGGATCGATACCAACCCCGACACCGGCATGCGCACCAAAGGCTTTCACATCTCTCGGGCGATCATGCCCAAGTCGGTTCCCATCTGCTGGCCTGAAGGGCCGCTGCGGGAGAAGGCCCGCGAGAAGTGGGTTGAGGTCCTCGACAAGTTGGAAGGCCCAGGCGCCTACCCCCTGTCGATGTTTCGCAACGAGGTACTGGGCGTCAGTGACTCCGAGGGCGTTCGCCTCCTGGCCAAAGAGGATCTCGAAGCCATGTGTGACGGTCCGGCGATCTCGCCTGTACCCACGGCCGAGAACATGCGGGACGTCATGAGGATCTCAGCTGGCTTCGACTGGTCCGGCGGAGGCACCGAGATCAAATCGAGGACGGTGCTGACGATTCAGGGGCAACTGACAAGCGGACGAGTCCGCCTCCTGTACTTCAAAATCTTCCCGGGCACCTCACCGCTCGATGAGCTCAATGAGATCACGCAGGTGGTCAAGAACTATGACATGAAGATGTCCATGTTCATGGGCGGCGACGCCGGCGAGGGCAACATGAACATGGACTCTCTTCGCAACCGCTTTCAGAAGCCGCAGCGAATCTTGAAGGTCCGCTACGTAGGTACGCAGAACACCTATGTGCAATGGAACAGTGTCGGCGGCTTCTACACACTGCACCGAACGCCGGCCATCGACTCGATAATGACCCACCTGAAGATGGGGAAGTACCAGTTCCCGACGGATCGAAAGGTCATGGAGGTGGCGTTCAGCGACATTCTGAACGAGCACGTCGAGGTGACCACGCAGGGCAGGAAGCGCTGGGACCACGCCCACAACAAGCCTGACGACTTCCTTCACGGGCTGGTGTTCGGGCGGCTGGCGCTGCAAGTGAGCACGGGAGAACTGAATCTGGGCAGCGCCCTTTAGGCCAAAAAAAGACCACGCCTAGAAACCGCCCTGCTGTGGGCGGCGGCGATAGTCTCGGGGCTCCGTTCTTTTATACCCGCCACGTAGCTACGGCGGTGCCGCCCCTTGAACGGCCCCGCCGACCGGGGCATGGGGGTAGACCCCCAGATCTCAGGGGTGGCCGAAGTCACGCCACCACGGCGTGACGTCGACCGGGTCGGGGTTCAACTCGGCCTGAACCCAGAAGAGCCGGTCGAGATCCCACGGCGGCCGGGGCGCATCCCCGAACTGGACCGCGAGGTCCAGGTTGATGAGCG